GATGGGTACTTAAACAACAGAATGGATACTGATAATCCTAGCGATACAGTGGTACTAGCAGAAACAGGTGTTACAGAAGTTGGAATAGACGGATTGGAAATCACTACCGTAGCAAGTGGTTCAGGTGGAAGTAAAACATCTACAGTGAACTTCACTATAAGACAGCCTAATGCCGCAGACTTTCCAGATCAAATAGTTAAAGCCAGAACATTCTTAGGTGCACCTGCAGATGCAATGGATGTTCCGATGTTCCTAGAAGTAAGTTTTAGGGGTCGTATGGAAGGATTAGATTTAGATGTTGATGGCGGTGAGATTGTACAAAATATTACTGGACCGTTTGTGTATCCATTACTGCTTGGTGCATTTGATATGGAAATAAATCCTGGCGGTTCTGTTTATAATTTTAAAACAGTAGTAAAAGACGACATTTATCAAGCAGATAAATTTTTTAGAACCAGCAAGGCTTATACCATAAGAGGTGTAACAATAGGCCAAATGTTAAAAGATCTGGAAGATCAAACAAACAACTACAATGAAGAACAAAATAAGCCAACAAGAATAAGTTTTGGTTTAGAAGAGTCTGGCACAAAAGATGTAACAACAAGTAAAGAAGGTAAAACAGTATCAACTTTTAGTAAAACTGGTAAATTAACAATAACAAACGAAACAGAGACAGATACAAAAACAAAACCAGATTACAAAGTAGCAGGATTAGAACATATAGTAGACCAGTCTTTAGATGTAGAAGGTGCTGAAGTCACTGCTAAAGCAATCAATCCAGAAGTTGCAAATGCCGACACTACAGAACAAGCAAGGGAAGAGGCAGAGAAGAAAAGAAAAGCCAGGAATACAATTAATACTAATCCAGAAACCAATGAAATAGAAATTAATGTCAAAGAAGGCATGCCGATGGATAAAGTATTAGGTATATTATTGTCTATGAATAAAGAGTTTATGGATAAGGTCTCTAGAACAAGAAATATTGAAGACACAAAAAGTGAAGAAGTAGATGCTACTAAACAGGTACTATGGTATGATTTTCAAGGTAGTGTAGAATATAAAGGTTATGACGAACAAAAGAAATTGTACTTTCAACTAGCACATTTAAAACCTTATAGTTATATGAGTGATAAGACTGACATTGCCGCATTTCATTGGGAAGTTAAAAAGAACAACTCCTTAACAGCAGATGAAACTCAGCAACGAATTAATCAGATGAAGATCAGAAAGGCATATGAGTATATATTTACAGGCAGAAACGACCAAATATTAAATTGCAATATACAATTTAAAGAAGGGTTAGCATTATTACTACCGCCTGACAGAGGTATGTTAGGGGACATTAGTTTAAATTCTCAACATATATTAAATCCGTCGCCAGTACCTAAAAATGAGACTATAGATAATAAAGGTATGGAATCTCTCACAGATGCGGCGCAAGATGGCCAAAAGAGCTTTTTAGATACTCTTAAAGATTTGAAAAAAGACATAGAAAAGGCAGAGGCATACTTAACAGAAATTGGCAATGCGGCTCAGTTTAGTGGTGAACAAATTAAAAACCTTATAGAAGATAGCAACGGAGCGGCCGCTAAAAAATTAGAGGAAGCATTATCTCAAAAAGAGTCAGCACAAGCAATAGCAGATAACATTACAGCAAAACGTAAAGCATCAGCTCAGTCTGATGTAGTCACAGAAAGTGAAGAATTCTCGCCAATACAGTCAGGGTTTGTTTACGGCGGAGATCTAATAGGCACTAACAAATACTCAGAAAGGTTAGCAAAAGGCGGAGCACAGTTTAAAGAGTTCGCGGCTGAACAAGAGGAAAAAAGAAAAGATAAAGAGGTTGTTGAAAATGATCTTAGAGGTACAGCCCAAAGAGCAAAATTTGAGTATAAAGAAGGGTTTACTAATGTAGGCACAACAAAAGGTATAAAAAATAACTTATTTACATATCTATATGACCAGCATCAAGCAATAGAATTTTTAATGAGACTCGAAATGGAGCTCAGGGGTGACCCATTCTATCTAGGTAGAGATGTTCATATTAAGGGCACAACTAAACAGCCAGTTGGATTTGATTCCGAAAAGTTAAAAGAAACAGATGAAGATGGTAATAACTACTTGACAACTACTAAAGATAACTTTTTTCTGTTCAGTTTAAACTCACCCAGGCTTTTTGATCCTGACTCTGATAATGAAGATAACAACACAGGGTTATGGCAGAACAACGGTGACGGAACATCATATTTTATATCAGGAATTTATCAACTCAGAGATGTTATTCATAAATTTAATAATGGTTCATATACCATGGATATAATGGGCGTAAAAGAAATGGCAATAAGTCTTGATAAAGCAGGTCGTAACGGTGAGTTTACACTATTTGATACTTCCAGATCTGGCCGTACATCAGGCAACCAAGACGGAACTTGGACATCTAGTGATGACGACAGAGTAGGCAGTACAGATGGCAAACCATGGCCAGAATATGTAAGTGGCCGAATGACATCTTCTGAAAAAACTGCAGAGCAATTACTCAAAGACAAAGAGATTTCACCAGATCAGTATCAGGCTTGGAAAAAACTGCAGGATGAAAAGAAGAAGAAGAAACAAAAAGAAGATGAAAGAAGGGGCGGATAGATTATGACTGACGGTAAAAAAGGAGGATACTCAAACACTATAAATGGAGCACAGAATACTGACCCAAGTTCAATGACTGGTGCTGATGTAGAAAATCGTATTTTCTTAGCAACAGTTGTAAATAATGTTGATGAATCTGGCAATGGGTATTTAGAAGTAGATGTGCCTGGATTATTTAAATCTGGTGGCACTGGAAAAACACTTAAAAAAGTCCTATACTCTACACCTTTTGGTGGTGTGTCAAATATAAAAAATATAAAATCTGACGATACAACAAAATTTGAGACTACACAACAAAGTTATGGCATGTGGTTTGAACCCCCTGATATCGGAAGTAGTGTATTAGTATGCTTTGCAGAAGGTAATTTATTATACGGATTTGTGATTGGTAATGTTATACCGCCATTTTTTAATCATATGATACCAGGTATACCTGTAGGTAAAAGTTTTCAGGGTGGTAAGTTTTTATTACCTGTTGCAGAAAAAAACAAATATTCTGAGCAAGAAGGACATAATGATATAGTAAGACCTGTTCATCATGACATGGCAGAAGCAATTACTAAACAGGGTTTAATAAACGACTCCATTAGAGGTGCAGGTAAAAGTGGAGCAAGAGAACATGCTCCTAGCCAGGTTGTAGGTATACTCACAAAAGGTTCCAGAGGTAAAGACGGTGTTAAACCAGCACAGGCAGGACATCAGTTTATAATGGACGATGAGCCCAATCAGGCAATGATAAGACTCAGAAGTGGTAAAGGTGCACAAATACTACTAGATGACACAACCAATACTATATATGCAATAACTCAAAATGGTAAAGCATGGGTTGAGATGGATGCTTTAGGTAACATCAATATGTTTGGCGAAGGTGACTTTAATATTAGAGCTAAAAAGAATTTTAACCTACGTGCAGACCATAATGTTACTATTGAAGCAGGTCATGATGTTAAAATAAAAGCCGCAGGAGACAACATAGCAGGCGAACAAAAGCCTACAAAACAATCCAAATTAGGATTGCCTACAGAAGGAACAGGTGGTAGTGTAATGCTACATGCGGCGGCTGATATATCTGCATTAGCAGTTCGCAATGCTCAGTTATCTGCTATAGGCGGAGATATAGATTTTAATGCTGGTGCTATGATTAAAACCGAGAGTGGTTTAGGCACAGCCATATCAGCAAACCTTATGGGGGTTAATATAAGTGCTAAAGCAGGAACTATAGGAATTACAGCACCATTATCTGTTGGTATTAGTTCTGACACTGATGTTGGTATAAAAGGCGGACAGATTAGATTAAACACACCTGTAGGTGAAGAAATTGCGGCAAAAATAAAAGCAGTTGCTTTTGATGGACTTAAGGTTACTGCAATACCATTAGAAGGTGTTGACCAGGAAGATCAGCCCAGTGCACCACCTGAATATGATAGAGAAGGAGATGCAGTATTAACAAGTGGTGGTGAGCGTCCAGGCAAGAAACAAAAAATTAATACGATAGTTGGCACACTTATAACTGCTGAACCTTATGCAGGACATGGACAGGTTGATCCTACTACAGAAGATAAAACTTCTATAGAGGAAGATGCGTCTGCAGACAAAGAAACACTAAAAGGACAGACAAGTAAAGGAGATGAAAATCCTGCAGATGTAAATACACCTGAAGGCACAAAGTTAGGAAACGGATTTAAAGACCCTGCAAGTGGGGCCGTGGGTAAAGCAAGTGATATTGCAAATGCTTTTGGAAATGGGGTAAATTCTGCCGGAGATGCCATAGGTAATGCTATAGGTGGTCTTATGGATATGATACCTAATATGGAAAATTTAGATGGCATGATTAGTAAGTTCTTGCCTATGAGTTTACAAAATTTAGGCAGTATGCAAAACATGAGTGGCATGATGGCCGCAATGGGTATAGCCATACCTGCTTTTAGATTCCCTACAGGTAATGCATTAGGTGACAAAATAATTGGAGTGCAAAAACAACTTAAAGAGTTAGAATACCAATTAGGACAATTTAGTTTAGACCAATTCGACTTACCGTTAGACATAGATGGATTTGATGTGGCATCATTAAAAAATGATGTTATGAATGCAGTATCAAGTGTTACTGATTTAAAAAACAAAGCAGATGGTCTTTACAATCAATATGGCGATTTAATGACCCATGCAGATAAATTAAAAAGCGGACATCCTAAGTATGCAATAGATGATATGACAGGACTGCCAATGGGCTCCATGGGTATTAACTCAAACAACTTTACAAGAGTAAAAGAAGAACTAAATGCAAAAGGAATTGATTTAACAGTTGATGGACCTAGTTTAATATTCCAAGACAGAAAATCAGGTATTAAAATTGTTGATGTATCTAACGGCATAGGACCATTGGGTACTAGCATAGCATTAAAGAGTGAGCTAGAATATACAAAACGTGAGTTAGCTCAACTTGTAACAGTACCTGTAAGTGAAAACCAGTTACTTGGACTAACAAGTTTTGCAACACACATAGGTTTAGGAAACTTTGCAAAAAGCGAATTGCTAGTTGAATTAAATGACGGTAATTATGCAGACGTGCCTATGTATATGAAGAGATGGAGAGTAGGAAAAGTTGGTGCAGAAAGTGATCCACAAGTAAGGCAAGATTATATACAAAGACGTGAATACGAAATAGAATTATTTACTACACCAGATTGGCTTAAACTATCCCATACAGAAATGGGATTAGATGGTAATAAGAACTTATCATTTAGGCAATTACGAAGCCAACTAGTATCTGCAAAACAAAGCAAATATGTAGAAATGGGCTTTATTAATCTAATAGAAGATTAATTAAGACCTCAAAACTTTTTTAAGATCAGCAACCTCAACTAACGCTCTGTACTTTTGTTCCTGCTCAATTGCTATGTTTTCTTCTAGTAATTTTATCTTTGCTCTTAAATTTGCACATTCGTTGTTCTTATCAACAAGCATACATCTAAGTTGCTCTTCAAGGGTATCATTTAATAAAGTCTCTGCCATGTTTATTCCTCAAAAATTATTTTTTGCAACATTTCTGTTACAGTATTATTTAACAAAACTTCACTATGGCCTGCTTCTATAGTAACATTTTGAGTGTTTTTAAAACCTGGCGGAGTAGCACCCTGACTATCGCAAGATATCATTCCATCATTTGCTTTACCACCTAAACCTGCAACTGGGTTAGACCCCCTAGTACAAATTATATTTGTATGTTTGCCATTAAAGTTTTTTTCTTGTAATAAAGATAACACCTCGGCACCAGGTCTAGTATTTTGAAATACTTTTCCCTTAAAAAACATACCAAATATTCTTGCTACTGGAGTTCCTTCCCATGGTGTTGCAATAGTAATTAAATGTTTTACTCTGTTAGGATATACACTAGCATACCAACTAGCAATTAAACCACCAAAACTATGACCGATAATCACAAGAGGTTCTTTACCAAACTCTCTTTCTTTTTTAATTCTTAATATTTCTACAATATCAAATGGATCATCTTCCATATCATAAGCAGGAGCAAGGAAATCGTGTTTAGGCAACTTCAATGTGTAATAATTGAAGTTTTCTGGACTTGCATTTGCACCGTGTAGGTAGATAACTTTATTCATCTTTATATAATACACTAAAATTATAATTTGTCAACTATTAATTAAAACTTGTTATAATGAAAATGATAAATACTTGCATGGCAACATTATTTAAAGGATTTAGTACAGTTGATAAAGTTAGGGCTCCATATACCCTTACTGATGCAGATCTTGTAAAGAGAGATCTACTTAATCATTTCTATACTAGAATAGGCGAGAGAATAATGAGACCAACATTTGGAAGTGTTATATGGGATTACTTGATGGAACCAGAAGATCCTAGAACACAAGAAATTATAAAAGACGATATAGAAAGAATCGTTAATAGTGACCCTAGGGTAGAGCATCAGGATACAACACTACTGATATTAGATCATACAATTCAAGCAGAAGTAAAAATAAAATACAAACTGCTTAATAGTGAAGATTCCCTGTTTTTAGAATATGTCACAAATAGTACGGACAACGCATAATGGCAACAGTTAATAGACAAAATAATTTATTTGCGGCGGAAGATTGGAAAATTGCATACAAGGTTTTTAGTCAAGTAGACTTCCAAGCATATGATTTCGACTCAATAAGATCAGCACTTGTTGAATATATAAGAACAAACTTTCCTGAAAACTTCAATGACTATACTGAGAGTTCAGAATTCATAGCAATATTAGAACTACTTGCATTTTTAAGTACAAGTATTGCATTTAGAATGGATGTTAATACAAGAGAAAACTTTTTGGAAACAGCAGAAAGAAGAGACTCAGTATTTAAGTTAGCAAGAATGTTAGGATATAATCCTAAAAGAAATGTTCCTGCAAGTGGATTAATGAAACTGTCAGCAGTTGCTACCACAGAGGCACTAACTGATAGTGAAGGCACACAGTTAAGTAACACTAAAGTATTTTGGGACGACGCAAATAACCCTAACAGTTACGAACAATTTATAACAATTTTAAATTCAGCAATGAGCAGTACAAACAGATTTACTGCACCTGTAAAGACAGGTAAAATTGCAAATATTAATACAGAAAAATATTTATTAAATTCTGTTATAGGCAGTCCTATAGCACACACATTTAGTATTAATGCAAATGGTGTAAACCGACAATGTGAAATTGTAAATGGTGATTTTAATGACGGTAAATTCTTTTACGAAGAAACACCAGACCCAATAAACAACTTTGGATTATTTTATAGAAATGACGGGCAGGGTATTGCTAGTAATAACTCAGGTTTCTTCTTGTTATTTAAACAAGGTACACTAGCATTTCAAGACTTTGACTTTACAACACCTGTTGTAAGTAGAACGCAAGATATAAGTATACAAAATATAAATGAAACAGATGTATACGTTCAGGAAATCACTACAGGTGGTACTATACTTAATCAGTGGACAAAGATACCAAATACTGTAGGACAAACATTAAATTATAATAGCCAAACATTAGGCACAAGAAATCTATATTCTGTAGAAAATTTAAATAATGATGGAATAAGAATTAGATTCCCAGACGGCAATTTTGGTAATATACCAAATGGCGTATTTAGGGTATGGTACAGAACTAGTGATGCGGAACAATATTCTATACAGCCTGACGATGCAACAAATTTAAGTGTTATTGTACCTTACGAAAATGCAACTGGCCAGGATCATAATTTAACCCTTACTTTTGGTTTAAAATCTGCTGTAAATAATAGTTTACCAGGCGAAACATTAGCAACAGTAAAAGCAAACGCACCGCAAACATTCTATACACAAAACAGAATGGTAAGTGCTCAGGACTATCAAACATTCCCACAAAGCCAATCAGCAAATATTAAAAAACTAAAAGCCACAAATAGAACACATGCTGGCCATAGTAGATACATTGATATCACTGATCCTACTGGAACTTTCCAAAGTATAGAATCTTATGCCGAAGATGGTGTTGTATATGCGGACGACAATAATAGTTCAGAAAACTTTACAATTAATGAGAATAATACTGCAACGGAAATAGTTAATAGTGTATTACCTTTATATTTAAAGAAGCAATCTTTAAGCAATTTTATATACAACAAATTTAGAAAGGGTGTTGTAGCAAGTACACCTGCAACATTTGATACCAGTGGCAGAACAATTAATTGGGCAACACTTCCGGTTAAAACAACTGGTGCAACTGGATATATTACAGAAACAACATTAGCAAGTGGTGTAACAACTACAAGTGTATTAATTAATACTACTGTAGAAACATCAATGTTTAAAGAAAATAATTTTGTTAAGTTTGTAGACCCTACTAATATTGCAGATTATAAGTGGGTAAGACTTACAAAGATAGATAACAATGGCCAATTATCAAGTGGACTAAGTACTTCTACTGGCCCTATATCACTTAGCAGTACAATTAATAATGGTTGGAAAGCAAACGAAATTATTTCTACATTAAGAAAAACATTTACTGCAACAGAGCAAACAGCAATAATAAATGAAATAAACAACAAAAGAAGTTTTGGTTTAGGTTATGAACCAGCAACAGATGATTATTACATTGTAGATATTAATAACTTAACCGCTCCAACAAATGGAGTACTTCCTGACTTTAGTTATGCAGATGCAAAAGATACTTCAGGAAACAATAAAGATGCAAGTTATTTAATATACTTTAAGTTCAATGCAGTAACAAATACAGCATACAATTACAATGTAATTGTTAGAGGACTTGACTATGTTATACAGAGTAAAGAAGACTTAAAATTTTATAATGTTAAAAGTGTTAAAGTCACAGACAATACTACCAAAGCAGTTAGAGATACTATTACATTAAACACACTTAATACTAAACCAGGTGTTACAGAAGTATTTAAATGGTATGACAACGACAGCGATAATTTGGGTGAGGTTTGGCAAAGTCAAGAAACAGCACAAACTTATATACCACAAACAACAGTACCTATGATTCCACTAAGAAGCAGGAACTATAAATGGTATGATATAGATTGTGAATGGCAAAGTAACTTTGGTATTTTAAGAGGTATCAGTGATAGTAGTGCTAATGTCATTGCAAGTAATAGATTTGTCGACGAAGCCATAGTAAATTTAAATACATTTTACGAAGACAATACTGCATTTCAAACCAGAACAAATGTAACTATTGCAAATGTTACCGGCAGAATAGAACATTTACCTGCAAACATTGTTATAAACTTTACAAATACTACATTTGGATATAACTTATTCGATAGTAATGGTGATATACATTATAAACAAGAAAATAAAAATACAGGTTTTGTAGAATACTACAAAGGTAATTCAGACATTTATACATATGGCGTAACTGGTGGTAGTGCAAATAGTAGTGCAAAAGGCAGAATGATACTTTCTAATGCTAATGCTTCAGCACAAACAGGTACTTTACACTATGGAAACGTACAGGATGCGACAGGGCATCTCCATGCGTCAGATAGCAGTTCAAACTTTAGTGTTGACAAATTAAATGTTATATACTTAACCGATAAAGAAAAATTAGACAAAGATATTAAATGGACTATTGCTGACACGTTTAAAGAGGCAGATGGCTATTGTGATCCACGAAAAGTAAAAGTAGCACCTATAGATTCAGATGAGGATTTGGTACCAGATGATCCTTTACAGTATGATGATTTTGTAAGTCCGCAGAGCTTAGTATTTTTTGAATACTATACAGACTTCGATGGGTATACATACGATAGACCTGTAAGTGGCGTAATGCTGGATTACAGAGGTGAAATAAGTATTGATTTAAGCGATACTACATATCTATCACCATCAAGTTACTCAAACCCAACACTAGCGTCATCAGTAAATTACTTAACAGTAGATACCTTAGCAATAGCACAGTTATTAAATAATACAGATGGAAGATATAATGGCTTGGTTGTATATGTTACTGCTAATAAAAAAATATATCAGATGCAACAAAGTAGTACAAACATATCAATAGTTACATTGATTGAAACTACAGACTATACAGTAAGAGAAGGTAGAGCAAGTACACAAAATACCACAGTACAAGATCCGCAAAATGTAATTCTAAAATGGAATCATACAGCACCTAATGATGTTAGGGTAGATCCTAGTATTAGTAATGTTGTTGAAATGCTAGTTTTAACTCAGACGTATTATACAGATATTTTAAAATATCTAAATGTTCCTGGTACTGCATATCCTATTGCACCTACAAGTGAGGAACTATCAAACGAATTTGAAAAATTAAATGAATTTAAAAGTGCTAGTGATACTATAGTTTATAGAAGTGCTAAATTTAAGTTGCTTTTCGGTGTAGATGCTGAAGACACTTTTCAGGCTAAATTTAAAATAGTAAAAATCCCTGGTACAAGTTTAAGTGATAACGAAATTAGATCTAGAATAGTTAATTTAATGAATTCATACTTTGATGCTAATAATTGGGAGTTCGGAGAAACTTTCTACTTTACAGAATTATCAAGTTTTATACATCAAAACTTAGGTAATGCAGTAGGTAGTATAGTTATTTTACCTAAAAATGCATCAGGTACATTTGGAGACTTATTCCAAGTAAAAGCAGAGCCTAATGAATTGTTCATTAGCACAGCAACAGTAGACGATATAGAAATAGTAGAAAAAATTACTTCACAAACATTAAGAACTGATAGGTAAAAATGGCAAAAATTTACGAACAATTACCCGTAGTTAACCAAACTACAGCAGTAAAGAACTTTTTTGAAAGTACTGTTGAGCAATTATTTGCAGAAGCAAATAGTGAGATCATAACAGGCTTTATAGGGAAAAAGACAAGCAATGATCATAATGTAGACATTGCGTATCTTAACGAACCTTCTATAGACAGAACATTTTATAGTTTATCACCAGTAGTAAACACTTTAAACTTAACAACAGGTGACAGTGAAGATTTTGTATTTTTCGATGAGTATATTAATACATTAAAAATATATGGTGCTAATACAATAAATCAAGACAAGATTTTTTCAACAGATTTTCAGGCATACATGCCTCCTGTAAATCCAGACAAATTAATAAACTTCCAAGAATATTACTTTGATCCTGAAACCACAGCAAATTGTCATACAGTATCAGCCTGGTCTGCAAATACAAATTTTGTAACCAATCAAGTTATTTCAGAAGGCGGTAACTATTATATTGCCAATAGAAACTTTAAGTCTGGTTCGACTTTTTTAAATGATGCAAGTGTAGATACATATACTTATGTGCCAGATATTACGCAAAGTACATCAGCAATTATAACTACCAATCAAGATCATAACTTTGAATCGGGCGATAGCATAGTGATTACTGGCGTAAGTGGTATGACAGAAGTTAATGGCCAAACTTACTATGTAGAAAAAATTACAGCAAGAACATTAAAACTTTATACAGATAAAGACTTAAGAATACCTTTAGATACAACAAGTTTTACAACATGGACATCAGGCGGTAATATTGTTCATACTAGTGGCCCAACAGCAATTAATATAACAGGTAATGTAACAAACTATATTGATGTAGAAAAACATATTACAAATAAAAAATCATACACACCTGCAGGTGGCACAGCATTTAGAAATGGTATGATAATTAAATTTACAGGAAACTATGTAATTTCATCCAGTATCACAAAAGATGCAGAATATGTAGTTGAGGGTGTTGGGACTAGTATTTACTTGGTCGACAGGGCCACAAGCACATCTGCACCGTACTCGTTTACAGCAGGTAAAGATTATATAAACTTAGGTAGAGGTTCTGCTAACAAGAACATTTGGAGTAGAAATAACTTTTGGTGGCACAAAGACAATTATTTAGATGCTGGTGATAGAATACCAAACCAAAACAAAAGAGCTTTGAGACCTATACTAGAATATGATGCAGATTTAGAATTATATAATCATGGCACAACATATAAAACAAGAGTAGATCTAAGTTTAGCAGATTTAACTTTTGAACAGGCAAACAATTTACAGTCTACACAATTAATTGATGGTACTGAAATGCTCGGTGGTAGTGAAACACCTAAGTACAAATGTATTTTCCCTAACGAAGAAAGTTCAATAAGCAAAAATATATATGAAATTACTACTTCTGGTACAACACTGGCCTTTACGGTTGTGGATACTTTTACAACTGGAGATGTTGTTAGTGTACACAGAGGTGTAAACTTTGTTGGATTAGAGTACTATTATGACGGCACTTCATTAAATGTAGCACAGGCTAAACCTAATAGGTCATCGGCACCATTGTTTAATCTTTATAAAGATGACAAAACATATTTAGGTGACGATACATTATATCCGCTTAATAATTTTGCTGGTAATAAACTGTTTGGACATAAAGTAGGTACAGGAATAAGTGATACAGAGTATGGCTTCCCTTTAAGTTATAAAGCATTTAAAAGTGCAAGTGAGATAGATTATGAAAACTTTGGTCTAACAACTACTTACAGTTATACAGCAATTGGGTCATCTGATGTTACAGAACAAAAAGGATACTACTATTATAAACTGCTAAAGAATACAGCAGAATATCATACATTATATAAAAATACAAATAAAAGACATAAGCAACGCATATCTACACATTACGAACTAAGTACGGTAGATGTAGACAATCAAACCTTGGTTTACTTTATTGGTGCAATACCTAATGCTGACACAAATAACGGCAGTGGTTACGACATTATTGTAAAAGTAAATGGAAAACGCAATACATCATTTACATATGATGGCGCCGGTTATATTAAATTTAACAGTTTTGATTTTATAAAAGGTACACTAATAGACATAAGTGTAAAATCCGCAACAGGGTTAATAGCAGAAAATAGTATTAGTAAGTATGATTTACCATTAAGTTGGAGTCGCAATCCTCTTAATACAGACAAAACATCTATATCAGAACCTGAATATCTAGAGCATCTATCAAATTACATGGAAAACCAAGATGGGTTTACAGGTAATGTTTTATCAGTAAATAACTTTAGTAGCACTAGTAAAGAGCTACATCATGCAACAGACATTGTTAAAACAACACAAGATACATTGTTGGGTTCATACTTATTAGACGACAAGCCACATAATCTTATAGACGCAATTAGATTCAACTCACAAGAGTACGCAAAATATAAGAAAAGATTTATTAAAGAATTAGAAAATTATTTTAATTCATATGATGTAACTGACCTAACAAACGAGTTTGTAGTAGAAAAAGTTTTAAGAAATGTCATATCATATAGTGTAGGAAGAAAAGTATTTAACCAAACATACCTGTTACCGTTTGGTGATAATTTTTACGAAGAAACATTAACAGTTACAGATACTAATATTGTAGACTATACGCCTACAACTTATTATGATCTAGATAAAATAGAAAACAGTTTATTAATTTTTAGAGACAGAGGAACCGAAAGGACGTTATTATGTGTTGATAAAGACTACACATTTAAATCATATAATCCTATAACAATTAGTTTACTTAATAGTGCAGAGTTTAATACAGGCGATATTTTAACATTTAAGTTTTATGACGCAGAAAGAGATAGTGCTCAATGTCCGCCAACTCCAAGTGCTATGGGACTATACCCATTATACCAACCAAGTAAAGAAGTTGATTACAGTTTCCAAACTCCTCAAACACTTATAATTGGACATGATGGATCAAGAACTACCTTGTTTGGTGACCGAAGAGATGATATAATATTAGAGTTTGAGAACAGACTTTATAATTCAGCAAAAGCAGAATTTAGAAATGCAAATAGTTTAGGCAATTATAGTGCAATCAATATACGCCCAGGACATTTTAGAACTACAGATTATGATAATGCAGATTGGGATAACTTATTAAACTTAAACTTCCATAACTGGGTTACTGATAATAAGGTTGACCCTATTAAAAACGACTTTTATGACCTGACTGACGAATTTACATGGAACTATAGGGGTACAGGGAACCTTCCAGGACATTGGAGAGGTTGGTACGAATACTATTATGATACAGTAAGGCCAAATACAAATCCGTGGGAGATGTTAGGCTTCACAGAAAAACCAACTTGGTGGGATACCACATATTTAACTGCAACGTATACAGATTACAGTAGTAGTAATACGCCTATGTGGAGTGATATAGAGCAAGGTAAAATAGTAAGTGGTGCTAGAGATAACGTAACAAACGGCTTATACAAATTAGCAGAGTTTAATCCATATAGAAGAATTGGATTACTTGATATTTTACCTGTTGATGCTGAAGCAAAACTAATATCACCATACAGTATTGCAAATACAGGAAGCACAACTATTACACCAACATGGAGTAATACAACGCCAAATACTAGTTTGGGTTATGTTACAACAAGTTTTAAAAGTGTAGATGGTTTAAATTTAACTTTTAATGATTCAAATGTATATCTAGAAAGTAGAAACATTGTAGGGCATACTGTAACGATTACAGATCCAGATGCAAGTTATATAGATGCAACCGAACAAAAATTAACATACATAATACCCAGAAAAGATTTAACATCTAACTTAAAAACAGAAACGGCAATGAATAGTCCTGCTATAGCAGTAACAAATAGTGGACAGCCAATATATAATATACAAGATACTGCTGTATGGACCGCTTCAGACGGCACAGCATCAGCATATCATTACAATAGAGTTGAGACCGAAACCAGCCCATTTGCTTTAGGAAATACAGACAGCAGTGGCATACAATATTATACTACACTAAATGCAGATGTAGTAGGCTCTACAGCATGGGGTAATGCAACAACTCACTCAGGAATAGTAGGTTGGGCATTTGATGGATTGCCAATTTATGGTCCATATGGTTATGCCAATGTTGATACTAGTGGTAACATAGTAGACAATACTATAACAAATATTAAAAGTTGTTTTGTATTACGACCAGGAACAAGATCGGCAGGTCCTGGTGGAGCTCACACAGGAGAATTTGCTGAAGACTTTATATATGAAGCAAGTAATGACGGTGCTGATGGATATGTTGGTGGTGGAAGTACTAGAGGTAAGTTCAACATAAGACTTAGTAAAACTCCAGACTCGCCTACCACAGCAATACAATTTTATGTTTGCACACAAGATGATGCAGGCAATCCAATGTTTCCATATCACGTTGGTGGCGGTAGTAAAACAATGGGTGCAAGTTCAGTAGTTTATGCAAATCAGTATTATGCAGTACCTAGTTTAAATAGTCCTACTAACAATGCAAACTTTGACTCAACAGCCACAAGTGCATTACAGAGTGTGTTTAGTGAAGCACAGGCATCATCAAATTATATTGACGATGCTTGGAAAATAGGCGATGGTGCTCCAGTTGAAAATGCATGGAAGTATTCTGTAGAATATCCATTTGCAGTAATAGAAGCATTACTAATAGCAAAACCTGGTATATTTGCCACAGTATTCTCAGACCCAACAAAGATTACAACACCTTCTGCAGATGCAAGAAGTTATATTAGTACTGTAACTAGGAAAAAATGGCTGTTTACAGACACAGCAGATTTCCTAATACATGGTGATATTAATACAAATGGTGAGATTATTACCAACATAGGATATACTCAATTTATACATTCCTGGTTAAACTTCCAAGGCCTTAATAGTTCAGATAATTTTGCACAAAAATTAAGAACACTTAATATAAAACTAGGACATAGATTTGCAGGATTTGTAGACAAAGATACAATGAGACTAACTCTTGATCAATATAGTGCTACAGGTTCATCCACAAACTTAATATTACCAGTTGATAATATTACTGTTGATATACACGACTCTGCATACAAAACAAGAAATTTTTATAGTGGCGTTATTGTTGAAAAAACAACAAATGGTTGGAAAGTTAGAGGGTATGATAAAAAAACAGGCTACTTTGAAGTATTACAATTAGACACTAATGGTAGTACAGAAAGTGTACAAGTAGGTGGAGATACAGTAAGCCACAGTAGTTGGTCAGCAAATGTATCTTATTCAACTAATGCTTATGTAACTCATAATGGCGGTTACTACAGAGCAACATCAGAAGTACCAAGCAGTGAAACATTTAACGTACTATTTTGGCAATCATTAAATGCATTACCACAAGAAAGTACAGCCACAGCAACTTATTACCAGCAATCAACAGACATTGTTGAACGTGTATACTACGAAACAGAATACACTGATGTACAAACATTATTTAACTTCTTAATTGGTTTAGGAAGATTCCAAGCAAGAGCAGGATATGATTTAGCATCATATGATGTAAGTATTGGTGATACCAGAGACTGGTTATTTGGTGCAAAACAATATTTATTCTGGACTACCGGAAGTTGGCAAGTAGGTAATACTATTGAGCTCTCTCCATTAGCAGGAAAACTTACATTTACACCGCCAAGCGGATTTGTTGCAAAGGTTAGTAGATCAGAAAGATCTATGTTCTCAATAGTTGATCAAACTGGTAAGGCTATAGAGCCTACAGAGTGTGATATTTTAAGAGAGGGAACAAGTATAGAAATTACCCCTTCAGCAGGAACAGAAATTTACGGCATAGTTTTATACAGTAAAGAGATAGAACATGCGATGGTTATTGATAATGTTACAGACTTTGCAGATACAATTTTTGATCCTGTAATTAATCAAAGACAAAACAGAATTAAACTTAAAGCAACCAGAACACAAAATTGGGACGGTAAGTTAAGTACACAAGGATTTATTGTTAGTGGTGATGAGCTTATACCTAACTTAGATAACCTTGCACAAACAATGGGTAGATATACTGAACTAGGGTATGTTCCTGTAGAAAGAGATGTATATGACGCAAGTAGAAGGCTTTATGGATATCAGGAAAGATCATACCTTAATGAACTAGATATAACAGACGATCAGCAGTTTGAGTTCTATAAAGGAATGATACAAAACAAAGGTACTGGAAGTAGTTTAAGTAGAATAGCACGAAGTAGTAAAATTGTTCAAGGTGAAATGAACGTTTATGATGAGTGGGCAATTAAAGTGGGCGACTTTGGAGATGTAGCGAACAACCAAAGTATTGAAATCAATTTAAACCGTGCTAATGTAGTACAAGATCCACAATTAATTACACTTGCTTTCCCACAAGATACAACAGGAACAATATCAAGTGTAAATGTAGTAAACGCAAAACACAGATACTTTGATTTACCTACAATTACAATTAACAGTCCAACTACAGGAAGTAATGTTGCAACCGTAGTACCATCTTTAAATAGCATTGGCGAAATAAGTGATATTACTGTAACAAATTCAGGTACAGGATATCAAGCAGGTACTACTTTAACTATAGAAACTGCAGACATTAGTACAAACAATACATCACAATTATTATCTAAAGTAGACGCAGTTTCTTCCGCATACGTTACAGTAAAAGAATATAGCGGTTCAAATTCAAGTTTATTAGTTAGCAGTAATATTGCAAATATTACAGGACTAGGAAGTTTAACAGTCACAGACCATTTTGGAAATTATAGTGCAGGTACTGATGCGGCAACATATAATTTAGGTAGTATTACAGATATTGCAAACGTTGCCACACTTATTAATACAAATGCAGACATGAATTCTAACATTACTGCAAGTGTTATTACTAATAGTGCTGTAAGTAATGTTAATAGTAACACCGCAAATGTGGGCTACTTTACATATTTAAAAATCGAAGGTAGCGACTTTACATTAAGTGATAACGACAGCAATGCTACATTAGGAAAATTACAGTTAGGAAGTACACGCAGGTATCAACCAAGACAACGTTATAAACTTACTACAGCAAATAATACAGTAAAAGCAAACCTTGTAGTTTCCTTATCAGATACCGTAGTACCAAGTTCTAATTACGACTTTGATTTAGGCGGAAGATGGGAAGTATCACCTTTAGCAGACACTAAATCAGGTAGTATTACTTTTGGATTAAGTTCAACAAGTGCAGGTATTACAACAAATATTGTGCCAGACACTAGTACAAAAACCAGTTTTGATACTGTAAACTACACTACAATTTACAACAATGATTATACATTTATAGATGTTTATGTTGATGGTCATTACATAGAAAATGAAGGCGATATTTTATATTATACAGTAACAGGCACAACAGTTACTTTTGCTAATGTAGAATTATTACCCTCAAAAGAAATTTTAACAACATCAAATGTTTACATTGTAGAACATTCTACT